CTTCGTATGAAAGTGAGCCACCTTGTGCCGCTGGTGACATTCCATATCCAATCTGTTGACCATATGGTGATCCTGAAGGAAGATCAGGTGGATTGTCACGTAAAGCATCAAATGGTTGTTTCTTGATTTTCTCATCTAAAATCTTTTTGAAAGAATTTAGATTTTTACCTAATCTAATAACAAATAATTGCTTATCGCGTCCAGAGAGCCCTGATCTATTAGTCATCTTATAATACTTATCTAAAGCATCATTAGCTTGTGCAACAGTTAAACGAGATTTAGTACCATCTGTCCATTTAACATCATACATCCCACGAAGATTTATAACTTTACGAAGCTGATAGATTATGTTTGTGTCGCCTTCATCACCCTGATCTACTTCAGCGGATCTACGACCTTCATTAAATTTTTGTAATTCTTCGTAGAATCTATGATATAGCTTTTTACGAAGACTAATATCGGTCAAATGAAATAGACCCCTATTAAATTTATCTACATCGTCTTTTGTTTTTGGTGAATTTTTTTGATCTGTGTTTACAGCTGATCCATTTTTTTCAATCGATTTTGATTCATTTAAAAAAACATTAGCAAAATTCTGATTTATAGAATCTTCATTCAGATTCAAATTTACATTTGGTACATATTCGTTTCGTTGTAAGGCTGTGGTGAACGTTGATCGAGCAGGAGCTTTACCACCACGAGCTACAGACAGACGTGCAGCTTCTTTCCTACGAATAAGAGGAAGAAATCTTGTAGCAAACATACTAACACGTTTGTTTAGTTTTTTACCAAATCTACGAGCCACCATTTGATCGATTTGTATTTTTTGTTGTCTTGATAACTCATTATATCTCTTAGCCATTCTACCAGCAACACGTCTACGAATAACCATCAAAGCTGCTTTTCTAGAGCGATAACGTAATCTTTCATTTGGCGCCATGCGTCTCGCTTTTATTTTTCTGAGTATGGCATATCGTTTACTTAATCTACGCATACGTTGAGCGAGTTTTATTCTTTGAGCAACACTGAGGACACGTGCTTCATCACGCTGACCATTCGTATCTAATAACTCTTCATGATCTTCTTTATCTTTATCTTCAGGCATTTCATCCTCAGTCGCCTCTGGATCAATAACATCTAAAAGATACGCATCATCTTCCTGTGGATCTAAATCAGTCGTGTCGATATCTGAAAGCATTTTCTCCATTTCACTGGATGAAATAGAAAGTTCTTCCTCTATCAAAAGATCAGAAAATTCTTCGTTGATTCTATTAACATTCATAATTAGATCCTCCTGTTCTTTTAGATTTTTCTTTACATCTAAAAACATTTTTCTTTTCATTGTTATACTCATAGATTTTGGCGCACCATTTATAAAATCATTTATTTTATTGTTTTTTACGAAAGATCGCATTTTACTTGCGCTCATTCCTACGAGCCCTTCTGCATCTGGATCACGTTTACCCGCCGAAATAACATCAATCGTTTTGAAACTGAATTCTTTATGATTGTATGCAGACAATAACTCTTTGAATCTTGAAACTCTATCAGATCCAACAATTAGAATCAAATCTGTAAATTTTTCAGATTCGAGCTCTTTAGCAACTTCTATGATTGTCTTAGCCGATGTTTTGCGAACAATTTTACCAAAGGCAGCTTTCGCATACATGATTTTTTGATCATAAGAAAGTGGATCTTTTTTTGAATCTTGTGTGTGAGAAAGATACAATCTGGGTTCAGCGGATTTTTCGCGAGCCACTGATAGTAACTTTTTCACCAATTCCTCATGACCAACAGTAAGAGGATTGAGTCTACCAAAACTCATGACTACAAGTTTACTCATTTTATTTTTTTCTTCTTTGCGCGTTTTCTAGATCACGCACATATTGTTTTTGCTGCAGAAGATCGTTGCGAAGCATTTCTTCCATGGCTAAAAGATTAGCTGGAACAGATATACGTTTTGCTTCTAATTCAGCGATGCGGCTCAATACATCAGCGTGTGCGCGAATCAATGATGATTCTTGCAATCGTTCAGTTCTTAATTGTAGGGATTCTATTTTTTGCTCTGCCGCTATTACTTCACTAATCCAAGCAAATCTAGGCAAATCTAATCCTATAGCAGAGGCACCAGAATACAAGCTAGTTATAGTAATAAAGACTGCAAGAGTGGCTTGCCAAGTCTTTATTTTTTTGAGTAAGGATGTTCTTTCTATTGTCATTTTTATTCCTACAGGATTGCCTCAGCCTTTTAACTGTAAAGTTGGTTTACCTAAGCCTAACAACTATGATTATTTATATCTTGACAATTTTGATTTTTGTGATATAATAATCAATGTGATTACCTGCAGAATATACTATATTAAGCTCTTAAGATTGTAAAAACAATCATGTCTGCCATCCCTTAGAAGTATTAGGCGAGATATTCGCTCTACTAAATTCGAGTCTATCTACTAATTTAACAGCACCATTAGATAAGTGATCTATAGCAACATACCCCTCAGGTGTTGTTGCTTTGAATCCATTTGGTGTACGTAGGAACGTTCCTATTCTAGAAGCTGAATTCATTTTAGATATAATTATATTCTTCGCTTGAACTATGATATTCATGAAATCGAATATCTTAGATATATCTTCAATTGAAGTATTAGTTAGTGGAGCAAGAATTCTATTTTTTCTTTCTTTTGTAGACTCTTTACCTTTCTCAGTTTTCTTAGATTCTTCTTCTTTTTTGAATTTATCTACAATATAATTTACTAAACCTTTAGTGTGTTCTTTCGTGTTTGTTATTTTTTCACCACTTTTCACTTTTAGATTATTATACATTTTGACTAAGTTTAATAAATCTTCGTTATTTGATATTGCGTTCAAAGCTGAAGTTGGTATTTGATTAAGTAAAGATCCAGCACTAGAAACTATCTGTCTATACTTTTCAGTTTCATCTGATGTCATTACTGCTTGACCAGAAACATCTTTATAAGTAGCATCATCCATCCATACTGTTGAAACTTTATTTAAACGAGCAACTATGCTTTTACCAAAAGACGCTTTCATAGTTTGAATAGAATTACCTGTATAAGTGGTATGCCAAACAATCCCTATTTTAGCTTTCTTTATAGATTGACCTAACGCACTATCGACAGGGACAGCATATACAATCGTGTTTGGTTGAAAAGTATAATATGACACATCATTTATTTTTTGTGTTTTTATATTTGCTGGCATAAACATAAAATCGCCTTGATATACACCAGATTTGATGCCAAATTTTTTAAATTCTGTAAATGCGATTTTGAATTTATCCTTTAGTTCGCCAGATAAATCTGAATCTATATCTGATATACTTTTGTATAATTTAGGGTTTACGTTGAATATGCCCTTTTTGGCAACAAAGAATTTACCATCGGCAGGATCGATGCCCATGAACATACTAGGTGCACCATCCCATTTTACAGTTGCTGAAATTTTCTTTTTAGTATCGCCAGAAAGCATAACTCCCAACGACGTTAGGAAATTGAATATTTCTCTTGCTCCAGCGAGACCCTTGTTCAACACAAGATCTTCTAAATGTTCCATATGAACATTTTTTTCTTCTATTAAATATTCAGTGAATTTTATCATTGGAGATTATATATCCGAGCGATTTTTACCTGATGTTCATATGTATAGGCAACATTTATCTCTTTTATAACAGCTTCTATATTGTCTCTCCAAAAATTCAAAAATTTATGAACTCTTGGAATCTCTGGTGTTAGATCATGTGTTTGCCAAAGAAATTCTTGTATTAGATTTTGATAGTCTAATCTATAATATATTATATGTACTGTGACTAAATTAGAAATAATCATAGCTAATTCTATTTATTACTGTGCTATGATATTTATATTATGTGGGATTTATTTTCTGTATCTAACTATGGAACCATCTTCACGAACAAGAAGTGCTTCGAAATTAACTTCGGGAAATTCAGACTTTAGTTCTAAAAAATTATCTAAATTTATTCGTGCGTCGTCGAACATACGAGCTATATCAAATGTTGTAGTTTTGAGATTTGATCTAATTATTTTCTTTTTAGCCTCTGCTCCACCCTCCGCTATATTACCAGCCCTGTATATGTGGGAGCGATCTATTTCAAATCCATATTTCTTAAAAGTATCCAAGAATAATTGTTTATCATCCAGATCGGATCTAGCAGTAACGATGATAAATTTCCTATTAGCGTCTTTCAGTTTCTCCATTATTTTCTTAGCAGTTCTGAACATTGTGTCCACAGGTTTAGCTGTGTCATGAAAATGTTTGGCAGATTTGAATTCAGAATAATCAAATTTTTCACCTGATTTCAATTTATATACATTATACTCAGCGGCGTTCAGTGTTTTTATTCTTCTAGGGCCCATGGTAACGTACACTTTATTCGTGGTGCGGAATAAAGTGTCATCTAGATCAAATATTGTTAAACTTTTCGTCACTTATGTTTGTATTCTTTCATATTAATTTTTTTATCTTTCATAAACTTTCTTAAAATAGGAGTCTGTAAATTATATGCTTCTTTCTCCCAAGGTAAATCTTTATATTTGGTTTTATTTGTATCGAAAACCTTATCTTTCCATCGAGTTTTATCATAATCTCTTATATAATCATATAATTCGTTTTTGACATATTGCTTAACATGAATCATTTCGTGTGTGATAGTTCTTAACTGTTCTCGAAGAGATTGAGTGTTATCTATTGTTATTTTAAATTCTCGTGGATTAATATTATCATCAATCCATTCACAAACGCCAGAACATTTATCTGTTTCACGAAGATTAGTTAAAACTATCGTGATATATAAATTTATTCTAGGTCCTATGATTTCTCTAATTGACCATCTTACTAAAGAACGAATCAATTTACGAATAGATGGATCATAAACGTTGCGAACGCTGATTGCGGTCATAGTGCTCTCCTACTCCGTAACAGGGTCTCATTTATTTATAACAGTTCAATTGAATAAGTAAGGATTACTTACCTTTGTGATAATATTCCTTGTATGTCGCATCATTTTCTTCTTCATTATACATATTATATTCTTTCATGCGCCGTCGTTCGTTTCTTGATTTACGATTATTATATTTGGAATGATAATAATCATCATCGTCTCCCCAACGCTTTTTGCGATCTTTCCAAGTATTACTCATGACACTTTTAGGCTCGAAAAATCTTTACGGCCAATAGTTTTTGTAACCCATTTCATAGTTTCTTCTTCTTTCCTTCTCTCTTCGTAAGTAGTTTTATCCATCACTGGACCATCCAGGATGTCTTTTTGTGCACCTTGCTCAACATCATAAAGCTTCATTCGCGCACGATCCACACCAATAACGAATCTACGATATATAGTAAGATCGTTATAGCGATTCTTTAGTTGTTTTACAATAATCTGATTTAAATCCTGAAGTTCCTCAGTTGAAATTAAAGCAACCATAAAATCTGCAGTTGCTGGTAAACCAAAAGACTCTGAAGTATCGGTTAGATCAGGGTCCGAATTAGTATATCCTGATCTCGTTGTTTGTGTTGCGCTCACGATAGGAACATTTTTTTCAACTGCTAATCCTCGAAGTTCTTCTGCGATAGACTTTATGTAAGTGTAACTATTTATATTTGATCCTGGTTTGACACGAGAGGACATACAGATATTTAGATAATCAATGTAGATTATATCTGGCACGAAATCTCTCTTTAAATTTAGTTCATTTATCAAGTATCTAAAATGACCACTGTGAGCCGTGGCTGTTGGATATTCTTTAATGATTAGTTTACCAGCAGTCTTAGCTCTTACTTTCTCTATCTTCTTTTCATAAACATCTTTAGGTAAAGTTTCAAGTTCATCTAACATGACGTTTAGAAGATTAGCATCAATACGTTCGGCAATTTTTTCTTCTGCCATCTCCATAGTAATATAAAGAACTCTCTTACCATCCATAAGATTAGCCGCTGCCATATGACACATAGCTAAAGTTTTACCAATGCCAGTGCCTCCAAGAAAAATATTCAAAGATTTCTTAGATAAACCACCACGAGTTATCTTATTGAAGTATTCTAAATCAAAAGCGATCTTTTCTTCAACACGATGATAGAAATCATATCGTGTTTGAAAATCTTCCAAGAAATCATGACCAATATGTGAATCAAATGAAACAGATAATGCTTGTTTCAAAAGATCAGGTAGGATTTCTTTAGTTTGTGTTTTACTTTTACCCTCAAGAATAGTGATACTATTCATGATCGCATTATAGATAGCTTTGTCCTGACAAAACTTTTCAGTTTCTTCTAGAATCCATAGCATATTGGGTTTTTCTATCGGTTCTTTTATATTGGATAATAATTCACCGATTCTAGTATATTCTTCTTGAGAAATTTTCTTATTATTATCAATCTCAATAATAACAGCTTCTATAGAGGGCAGAGCATTATATTTTGTTATAAATTGTTGAATAACATCAAAGATGATTCTTTCACAAGAATCTTGAAAGTATTCGTTTTTTAGAAACGGTAATACTTTCCTAGAATATTCTTCGTTCTGAAGAAGATTCTTTAAAATAACATTTTCTATTCTCATAATAATAATATATCATTCTTTGGATGAATTGTCAATTATCGAATTATTAGCTACTTTTACTAATTCTATTTCACCATCACGATCTTGTCGTGTTTTTAGGAATCCGTCTTTTATCAATATTCGCATAGTCTTATTTGACCAATATGATTTACCCAATAGGAATCCACAACATACTAATGCTCCACCAACTGAGATAGTAGAAACAAGAGTGTTGAACTCAATCATTGGATTGCCCTTTCTGTTGTTTTTCTAGATTTTGAATAATATCAAATAATATAGAGGCCACAACTTCATCAAAATTTTTTCTCGATGAGTCATTTACAGTTCCAGAAATAATATTATATGAATATGAAAGTGGAACTGTGTTTTCAATATCTGACTCTTTATTTACTTCTATATTAGAATAATGATAGATAATATTTTCATACTCATCAGATTTTATTTGAACACTCAAATAAGGTATGATATCATAT